AGCTAAGAGAAGAGAAGATCCTGGACAACAACAAAAGTCGGGAGCATCAAAACCCACCATGGTAAAAACCGATCGTAAAGTAAGGAAAGAGGACATGGACATCAACGAAGCAAAGGACAAGAAGGGTAAGGGTTCTGGAACCAAGGATGCTTGTTATCACAAGGTCAAGTCCCGTTATTCTGTATGGCCTTCTGCATATGCATCTGGTGCATTGGTGAAGTGTCGTAAAGTCGGTGCTGCTAACTGGGGTAACTCAACCAAGAAAGAAGAGTACATGGCTCTTCCAGAATTTACCGATCTCCAGATCAGAGCAATGAGAGCTGCTGGTATTGAGGTTGAGGTAATTGACGAGAAGTGCTGGAAGGGATATGAGAAGAAAGGTATGAAGACCATGTTTGGTAAGAGATATCCAAACTGTGTCAAGAAAGAAGAGACTGAACAAGTCAAAGAGGGTGATGGTGATCCTTGCTGGGATTCCCATAAGCAAGTTGGTATGAAGAAGAAGGGAAACCGTATGGTCCCTAACTGTGTTCCCAAGAATGAAGAAGCAACTTGTATGGGAAATAAGAAAGGTGAAGAGTGTCCTATTCACGGTAAGAAAGAGTGTCCCACACTCGAAGAGGCAACAAGAATTCCTCCCAGAACTGGAAACATCTATTTGATTTCATTCTCATGGAGAGGAAAATATATGAATATGAAACTCTTCTTCCCCGAAGTAAGAAATCCTACGAGATCTGAAATACAAGATGCACTTGATAAGTTCTATCCTGGTTGCAATCTTTTGAGATTTGACAAGACAGTATTCCAACCTTCGGATTCTGTTCTGAATGTTGGTGTCAGCGAAGAAGTTGAGGAACTCGAAGAGAAGTCTGCGGCATGGCAGAGAAAGGAAGGAAAGAATAAGTCAGGTGGACTCAACGAAAAAGGACGTAAGTCTTATGAAAGAGAGAATCCTGGTTCTGACCTTAAAGCACCATCAAAGGAGAAAGGTAATAAGAGACGTGCATCATTCTGTGCAAGAATGAAAGGAATGAAGAAAAAGCTGACTTCTGCAAAGACTGCTAACGATCCCGATAGCAGAATTAATAAATCTTTAAGAGCGTGGAACTGTTGAACTAATTAACTTTTATGGCAAGTGATGTTTATTTGGGTAATCCCCTTCTAAAGAAGGCGAATACTCCAATTGAGTTTACAAAAGAACAAATTGAAGAGTATATTAAATGTAAAGATGATCCAGTTTACTTTGCACAAAATTACGTCCAGATTGTAACCCTGGACCATGGTCTTCAACCATTCAAGACCTATGACTTTCAGGAAAAGTTAATTAATAACTTCCACGAAAACAGATTCAATATCTGTAAGATGCCACGACAGACTGGTAAGTCTACAACGTGTGTGTCTTACCTTTTACACTACGCAATTTTCAATGATAGTGTTAATATAGGTATCCTGGCAAACAAGGCAACGACTGCTCGAGAACTTCTTGCAAGACTTGCCACAGCATATGAAAACCTCCCGACATGGATGCAACAAGGAATCCTGGTCTGGAATAAAGGAAACATCGAATTAGAAAATGGCAGTAAGATATTGGCAGCTTCTACGTCTGCAAGTGCTGTCCGAGGCATGTCGTTTAACATTCTCTTCCTCGACGAATTTGCCTTCGTTCCAAACCATATTGCAGATGCCTTCTTTGCCTCTGTTTATCCTACTATTACTTCTGGTAAATCAACGAAGGTAATCATCGTCTCTACCCCACACGGTATGAATCATTTCTACCGTATGTGGCATGATGCGGAGAAGGGTGCAAATGAATATGTACCGACAGACGTTCATTGGTCGGAAGTACCAGGTAGAGATGAAGTCTGGAAAGAACAGACTATCAAGAACACATCCGAACAACAATTCAAGATTGAGTTTGAGTGTGAATTCCTTGGATCTGTTGATACTCTAATTGCACCTAGTAAATTAAAATCTCTTGTTTACGATAATCCTCTGACACAAAATGCTGGACTTGATGTTCACGAACAACCTAAGAAGGAAAATGATTATGTAATTACAGTTGACGTTGCTAGAGGTGTTGGAGAGGACTACTCTGCATTCATTGTTGCCGACATTACAACATTCCCGCATAAGGTAGTTGCCAAGTATCGTAATAATACGATCAAACCGATGTTGTTCCCCAACATCATCTGGGAAGTTGCTAAGTCATATAATAATGCATTCATTCTCTGTGAGGTCAATGATATCGGAGATCAGATTGCTTCAATTCTTCAGTATGACTTAGAGTATCAGAATCTACTCATGTGTGCAATGAGAGGTAGAGCAGGTCAAGTTGTTGGACAAGGGTTCTCTGGAACTAAAACACAACTTGGTGTCAAGATGTCCAAGACTGTCAAAAAGGTGGGTTCACTCAACCTGAAGACAATGATTGAAGAAAATAAATTGTTGTTGAATGACTACGAGATTATATCAGAATTAACTACATTCATTTCGAAAGGTAATTCATTCGAAGCAGAAGAAGGATGTAATGATGACTTGGCAATGTGTCTTGTCATTTATGCATGGTTAGTTGCACAGGATTACTTCAAAGAACTGACTGACCAGGATGTTCGTAAGAGATTATACGAGGAACAGAAGAATCAAATCGAACAGGACATGGCTCCATTTGGATTCTTGAATGACGGTCTGAGTGAAGGTAGTTTTGTTGATAGTGAAGGTGACAGATGGACGACCTCACCTACGATGGATGAATATGGAAATACTGCAGGTGGTTGGACCCTCTGGGATTACTAATGGATCTAGATGAACAACTTGAATTAAACCATCTTTTTCTGACCGATAGAAAGTGTAAGAGTTGTGGGGAGGTCAAGAATTTAGTTGATGGGTTCTATAGAACACGAAAGGATAGAGGAGCGGTTCCGTCTTCATATTCTTATATCTGTAAAGAGTGTTTTATTGAAGGTGTCAAAGTAAGAAAGAAGGATAAGTGCCCAAAGTCTCGGTGGGAATATCCCGATTGGTAAGTTTACGTCATGTTTACCCTCTCAAAACAGTCAAATTTCTAAATATTATTAGTTAAACTGAGACCCTAGGAGAGATAAAAAATGCCTACTCCTCAATTATCTCCAGGAGTATTAATCAGGGAGGTTGACCTTACAGTTGGAAGAGCTGAAAATGTTCTTGACAACATTGGTGCAATTGCTGGTCCATTCTCAATCGGACCTGTAAATGAAGCAATCACTATCGAGACTCAACAACAGTTCCTGGATACTTTTGGACAACCAATCGGCACTGATAGACAGTACGAGTACTGGATGACAGGTAGTTCATTCCTCTCTTACGGTGGAATCCTCAAAGTTGTCAGAGTTGCTGGTGGTAGCCTGAATAACGCTAATGCTGCTGTTGGCACTGCAAGTACAACCATACTGATTGAGAACAAGGATGATTACGAACTTAATCATCTGTCAGACACTTCTTACTATTACTCAACCAGAAACCCTGGTAGATGGGGTAACGGTCTGAAGGTTTGCACCATTGATAACAAAGCTGATCAACAGATTAGTATTGCATCGACCAACCCTGGTTCATTAAACCTTGTAGTTGGTGCTGGTGTTTCTGTTGCAAGATCGAACATCAACCTTCCTGGTAATGGTGCGGTCAATACTTTCACTGGTCACCTTAAAGGTATCATCACTGGTGTTAACACCGATGCTCAGAACTCAAATAGTTCAATTGAAGTAAGAGTTCTCGAAAGAGTATTCCCAAGAATTGATGATTATCAGACAACTGGTGTTACAACCTCTTCTGCAGGTATTACCACTGGTACCACAGTCTTTATCAACAGTGATGTAGGCTTGTCAACTGCTAATGTTAACGCAGGTACTCAGTTCATACAACTTGTCAATAATAATGATCTCAAAAGGGTCACAGGTTTTGGTACAACGTCAGTAACAGTTGCGGACCAAGTTAGTGGTGGTGAAGGTGTTGGTTCTGCAGTTACATTCTTAAATCGAGTTTCAACTGCTGGCACAGTCACTCCTGTTACTTATCAGCAATCCTTTGACGGTGCTTCCTTCAAAACCGCAGATACTTTAACAATTACTCCTTCAACTGGAGTCGCACATTCTACTACAGTTACTGCAGGTACTGTAAGAGACTGGTATGGTCTTCAGACACTGGGACTGTCCAATTCAACATTGTACTGGAAGAACATTGCTCCTAGACCAGTTGATACTCAGTACGCTGTTCAAAGAAAAGGTAGCAATGACGCACTTCACATTGTCGTTGTAGACGACACGGGTGATGTAACTGGTGTTCAGGGTAACATTCTTGAGAAGTTCCTCTCACTG